CAGGCCATGATCGCCAGATCAAGCCGGTCGGACGTGCGCAACCCGGTGCTGGCGCTGCCCGGAGTCGTGGCGCTTCTCGCGCTTGACCCGTCGACCAGAGCAGTCATCGCCGCCGCCCTACGCGAGATCCAGGCCGACGCGCGGGTGCGGGCCGACAAGTGCTGGCGGACGCACAAGGCGCCGATGGCGCTCTACTGGAAAGCGGTCGGTGTCTACGCCGGTCACCTAGCACGCGCCGTGTCGCGACCGAACATCACAACCCCCGAAAGGATCGCAGCATGACCGACAACGCATCCGCCGCCGCGAAGATGATCAAGGGTGCGACGATCGCTATGGGGGATGGGAGCTACTTCGACTTCCTCAATCCCGCAGCCACGACGATGACGATCGAGGACTATGCGTATGCGCTGGCCTATACCGTTCGGTCGCGCGGTCAGATGAAGCACAATGGCCGACGCTGCTTCTATGGCGTCGGGCAGCACTGCGTCCATGGCGCGGAGCAGATGCTACTGGACGGACACGACAGGGCCGACGCGTTCGACTTTCTGATGCACGAGAGCGACGAGATGCCGATCGGCGACATGGTCGGCCCTGCGAAGGGTTTGCCGCAGCTGGTCGGCTACAAGGAACTGGCGAAGCTCGTCGGCGACGGCATCGATGCGCGGTTCCGCGTGGCGATCCGCAACAAACCGCTGATCAAACGATACGACATCCGCATGCTCGCGACCGAGAAGCGCGACATGATGGCGTTCACGAAGGGAGAGGCGTGGACCTGGACAGAGGGGTACGAGCCGTTCGAACGCCCCATCGTTCCGTACAAGCATCCTGACGAAGCCGCGGTGCGCTTCATCGACCTATACCGAGCTCTAGGCGGGATTGATGCGCCGCCGCCCAACCGAGATAGCTGCGTGTCGTGCGGATGCCTCGTCGGCGAGCTTCATCGTATGATGCCCGCTCAGGGAATCATGCCCGCGCGCCCATGCTGGAAGTCGGGTGACACCGTCCTCTTCGGCGGCGCTTGGTGACTCCGTCTCGCATGATCATCGACACCCTCTATCCCAACCTCAGGAGGGATTATGCCTGCCTATCGTAGCAGCGCCGAAGCAGACATCCGGGAGCCCGTAGTCGCGAGATTACGCGAGATCATCCCAGGTTGCCGCATCATCCACGAGATCAACGCGGCGAGCTTCGGCAACAGGATCGACGTTCTGGCGGTCGGGGACGATACCCTTGCGGCCGTCGAGATCAAGTCGGCGAAGGACAAGCTAGATCGGCTGCCGGCGCAGATCGCAGCGATGGCGAACGTATCGAACCTGGTCTTTGCGGCCCTGCACGAGAAGTTCCTGCATGAGATGCATGGCGGGTTTTATCCGCCCAACGAAGCCAACGGCTCGACAGTCTGGACGTGGCCTGTTGCCGATCGGAAAGGCCATACGAACTGCAGCACGGAATGGCAGGACCGAGATCGGTGGAAGAAGCCGCTGCAATGCCTCCCCATCGGCGCGCTGGGCATGCTGTGGCGAGAAGAGGTGCAGCAGGTCTGCCGGGGCTTCGGGATCAAGGCAGCGGGGCAGGTGACTATGGAGCAGGCCCGCGACCATATCATGTGGCGGATGACTGGCGCCGAGATCACGCGGCTGATCTGCACTACGCTCCGGCAGCGGGACTGCGTCGAGGGTGATCAGCCGATTGCGTGCGCGGCATGAGCGAGCTTTCAGTGGACCGCCTACGCGCGATGCTCGGAAGGGAAGGGAATCGCGCGGAAGCTGCCGAGCGCCAGGTGCGCGATCAGGCTGCCGAGATTGCGCGACTGCGGGCGCGCATCGCCGAACTGCAAAGCGATTGCGATCGAGCAGCGCGGAAGCTGGGTGCACGGCGATGAGCGGCCGGAAGCGCTGGACCCACCTCGACCAGATGGTCGGGGAGGGCTCAATCTACCCCGCGCGCGCAATTAACGTGACTTCGGCAAGGGAACGCGCTCAAGTCGCAGCTCTATTACCGTCGGAGCCCTCAATGTTCGTCACGAAAGAAATGGAACTCGCTGAGTGGCCGGCCCTCCACGATCGCTTTGCCGAACTCCAGATGTCGCTCGGGGCGCCCGAAGACCTCGCCCTGTTTCAGCGTAACCACGCAGGATACGCCGTCAGCACGATAGCCGCCTCCGGTATTGATTTGGACCGAGCAAACGCGCTTTCACCCGGCGGCTGGTCGGAGGTTGAGACGTTGGATGGCTCTGGCTGGGCGACGTTGGTCGGTAATGGCGACGTACACACCCGCCTAGGCGTTCACATCGGCCTTTAATCCCCGCCCTGTAGCCTTCCCCCGCCTGATGGCACGCCTCACCAAACCGCCGCACGACCTGTCGGTCCTTCATGTATAAGTAGCGCAATGCCATCTGATCTTAAGCCTACCGACATACTCTATTTCTGCGACGAGACCAGCCAGGTCGACGACCGCTACATGGCCGTTGGCGGTCTAGCTATTGTGCGGGGCAGAATCGCGAATGTTGTCGCTGATCTGCGCGAAATTGATGGCGAGAACGGTATCATTTCCGAAGTAAAATGGACTACCGCGAAGAAAAGAAGGGTCTCCGTTCACTCGCTATACGCTGAGTACCTAGCGAGGCTTATCAGAGCCGGGCACGCTCATCTGCATATTCGCTTTGCACCGTTTAACGAGTACGATCACCGAAACAGCGGTCCGCGGGGGCGTATCGACACTGTGAGCAAGATGTACTACCAACTGCTTCTTCATCGAGCAGCGGCGTTCTATGGCCGCAAATGCGCTGTGTATGTGCACCCTGATAACGGCGACTGCACTTCATACCTGCCGCTGATGCGGGATCAGCTCTGTGCTGCTGCCTATCAGACAAAACGCTGCCTCCCGAACTGCGTTCGTGCGATCGAACCGCGAGACTCGGCAAGAGAACCTATGCTGCAGCTTTTAGACGTTACCCTCGGAGCGTTTGCGGCATTGCGGAACGGTAGGGCCCTGGGCGAAACGAAGCAGCTACTGGCCGAACACGTCCTAGATCTTCACGGCGCTCCCGATATCGCGAAAAGCTCCCCGAAGACTGACCGGCGATTCAATTTATGGAATGTCGAGCCCCGCGCGTAGGCGCGCGGCCCACGGCGCTATCTGCAAGCAGAGCCTTCGGGATACCTCCCAAAACTTCGCGCCGTGGACATGTCAAATATAGGCCTTTCCTGAATTCTGGCAACTGTTGCCAGAACGCCCCCGGTCCGCCACCGGAAAGTCCGCTAGGCTATGCCCCGAACTCCGGCCCTTCCTCATCAGGATAGAACGGGTGATTCGATCGGTACGGATGCGATACGTTAACGACAGGATCCGATAGCGTGCCGGATGACCAGCCTCGATTGTGAAGAACTAATAGATACGCTGCATGCCGATGCCCGTGACCAGGTCGCGCTAGCGCTATTGGCAAACGTCGACGAAGTCGTCGGCATGCATCTGGACCTAGCGGCATTCAACGAGCAGCAGGCTCGAACAGCCGAGGATATATGCGCCGATGCTTAGGCACCGAACTCGGGTCCGTCATCGTCGGGATAGAACGCGTGCGGATCGTACACCGGTCGCTGCGCCGGGCGCATCTGGCGGGGAGGGGTGGGCTTCGGAACATCAGGGACCGGGTCGGGCAGGGTAGGTAACCCGCCTCCGAACCGGATCCGGATATAGGCCCCGCTCCCGTGCATCGCCTGGAAGACCGCGGTCGCCTCGTCTTCCTTCATCCGCTTGCCGATCAGGGGCGCACGCTCGGCGCTGACGTAGCCCAGCTGCGTGCCGCGATCGCTGAATATGGCAACGGCGTTCGCGTCGAACGGGTTGGTTGGCTCGATGCGTAGCTCGACGACGTCACCCGGGGCGCAGAGCATGCACTCCATGCGCCGGTTGCTCTTGCTCGCGTCGTCGTTCGGGAAGTCTATGCCGACAATGGAGGTGGTGAGTTCGTCCATGCGGCCTCGTGGGTATGTGCTGCGGCTTATCCGGAGTTCCACCGGGCCGGCCATCTTCTGAAACCGTTCTTCTCGGGTCACCGCAGCAGGGCCTAGGGCCAAGGCTGAGCTATACGCTCCTACGAATCGGGTTGCAATCGGTCCGTGATGCGCGACGATGGCGTAATGGACTACCCAGCCGTTATGACCGACGCCGACTTGCTTGCGGCGTACCAACGAACTGACGGGGAGCCGCGGAACACGGAAGCTGATGCCCTGCTGGCCGAGATCCAAGCTCGGGACCTGGATATCTGATGCCCGACGCGCCAGGAATGACGAACCGCAGGGTCGACCAGTTCGCAGCCGACCTATACGCACGGACCGCGCGCGGCGAGGCCGAGGCCTTGGGCATCACCGGGGACGATCTCGAATCGTTCCAGCTGGTACCTTGGGAGAAGGCAACGCCAGTGCTCCACGAGATCTTCCGCGCCCGCGCGATCCGGATGCTGAACGGCGACCTATCGGTGCTGCCGCCCACCTGGCCTATTGGGTTGGTGCCGCGGTGACCTCGATCGTCGCGGTCGCGGCTTCCGCCTGCTTGAGCGCGGCGAGTTGCTCGGCTGCCGTGGCGGCGTACCGCGCGGCAAGCAGCCCGCGCTCTGCCAGAGACATCGCCAGGCGCACGCGCGCGGCACGCTCCGGTGAGAGGAACGGCAGCACGATCTCGGACGCTGACGCGATCCGGTCATATGCGGCCTGAGCCCGATCGATTGCGGATCCGATCTGCGTAGCCTGCCCGGGAGTCGGGGTCGGCATCGTCGCGCAGCTGGCGAGCATCATCGACGCCGCGCATAGCGCAGCGGTCAGCAGTCTCTTCATGGTCTGTCCTTTCAGGGGAGACGCGGGGGTGCGTCAGGCAGTCGTCTTGATCGAGATGATGTCGTTGGGGACGCGCGGGTTGGCGCCGACCGCGGCCAGCTGCTTCGCGCGACGCCGGATCTTCCATTGACCCCAGGCGAAGGTTGCGATGCTGACGATGAACGATGCCGCCTGCAAGAACTCGCTCGACTGGACGTAGACGATGAAGCCGGCGAGATCGCGCTTGCTGGCGATCGTCGTAAGGGCGGTGATCACGCTCACGACGAGCAGCACGCTGCGCAGCGCCGAGGCTGCCTGATCCGGCACCGGGGACGCGTTGACCGCGCCCACCTTGGTTTCGACCTGGTCGACCATCACTTGATCCCCTTCAGGCATAGCTCGCGCTCCGCGCGGCGTCGGTTGGTCAGCCCGGCGATCACGCGGCCCCCGGCCTTGTTCCACATCAGGAAGGCGTCGCATGCCCCGCGCCGGTCGCCCGCGTCGAAGCGTCGGTCGACGGTCGACTTGCAGTAGGCACCCGATCCGATGTTGTAAGAAAGCGAAGTCGCGGCCGCCCACTGCTCATCGCGCCCGCGGAGGGACGGCGTGCACGCGGCGACCTGCTGCGCGAATCCGGCGAGGCGCTTGTCCAGCTTGACCGCGCAGCCCTCGGGCGTTTCCTTCGGCGAGGTTGCGGTGACGCCCAAGGTTTCCCCGTCGCACTGCGTCCACACACCGACGATGTCGCGGTAGGGGACGAGGTGCTGCTTGCCCCCGCTCTCCCACCCCGACACGAACGGGGAGAGGATGCCTGCGGCCGCGACGCCCATCGTGACGGCCAGGATGGTGATCGGCTTTGCGCGCGACAATGCGCCCGGCCCCGTGGGGGTCGGCTTCTTCGTATCCATTGATGCTCTCCTGTTAGATGAGGGGCGCGGACTCGGGCGCGTGGGGCTTGATGGCCGGCGCGAGGCGGGCCGCGGCGATCGCGCCCTTCTCGGCGATCTCGTTCGCTTCCTGACGCTCACGCATCTGGCGCACGCGGGCTGCAGAATCTCGGGCGCGTTCCGGATCCAGTTCGATCAGGGCGAGCAACATGGTCAGGCACTGGTCGAGGTTGTTCATGCGATGCCGCATGATCTGAAGCTCGGCCGCATGCTCGCGGCGCTCCTGCTCGATCTTCTGCTCGTGCTGGATCGACTGGCGGTCGAGGCGGGTCTCGAGTTCGGCGATGCGCTTGCCCATGCCCTCGATGTCTGCGCGCCGCTGGGTGCCGGCGATCACTTGCCACGGCCCCCACTGCCGAATGATCAGGGAGACGACGCCGATCCCGGCCAGGACAACGCCCGTCCAGACGCCGGCTCGAATTGATCCGCCCGATGCGGTTTGGAGGATGGGGGCTGCCGCCTCGACCGCAGCGGGTGCGATGCCCGTCATCTCGCCAAGGCCGATAGGTAAATACTCGTGGCTGTCGCGGTCATGCGTCATCCTTTCCCGCCACCGCATGGGCCGCGATACAAAAGTGTTTGCGTTGTGGTTGAGGGTTGAGCGCGACAACGTTACGCCCATTATCGTCAGTCGGTGTAAATCGGCTCGTCTTCTACGCGTTCGACCGGGATGCGCGCCTCTAGATCAGCGGCGATCGCCTTGTTGGTGCTGTCAACGGCCGCGTACCTTTGCTCAAGCATACTCTTTGCCTCGGGGCATTTTTCAGCCTTGATGGCCTTATTTAGTTCTTTGCTGTCCACGCTAGTTTCTCCCATGACGATTGTCTCTTTGCGTGATCCACCACGCCCAAATGTAGTTCACCGCCATCCCACCGATCACGAAGCCGATCGGAAAACCATAGACGCCCATTGCGTTGACCATGCTCTGTCCCCTCACATATCTGCGGAACGGAGGATCTCGACCTTGTCCCCGATCGTGGAGATCGACGCCTGCAACCGCAGACCGAGCTCTGAAGGCACGATTACGTCGACGAGCACGACACCATCCCGGCTAAACGTCAGATGCTTCCCCACCCTGGCCCAACGTTCGATGGTATCGACGTCGTAATTGTAGACTCCGAATTTCTGGGAGTCGTTCGCCATTGAATAGACCGAGGTCTTATCGGGTCGATAGTCGATCAGATGGAAGATGCCGCGGAAGGAAGGCCCGTAGTAATCCGCGATCACGCCGACGAATAGTCGGTTGGCCGGGATCAAGGGGAGCCGATACACGACTTCGAAGTCGCCGACGAAGCGCTCCGTCTGATAGACGGCACTATCCTCGCTCGGGGACGCGCCGGCGTTCTTGGTGAAGATATTTGCTGGGTTCTCGACGACATTGACGAGGTTGCGTGTCCAATCTGCGGGTACCGGGATTTTGCGGGGTATTGGCGTTCCGTCGCGCCAGTTTGCAAACGAGCCGGGACGATAGGACCTGTTGCCTCCGGGGCCGACACCGCCCCCGTTGGCCCGCTGCTCAACACCCCCTGTGTAAACCGGGCCACCAGAGAGCGGAAGGTTCCCCAGGTTCTCTGTTTCGGGAAGCATGTTGCGGAGCAGATGGATTGCCCCACCACGGGTAGTCAAGCTGATCAGGGGTGAGGCACTTGACGATGTCATGAGGAAGTCGTTGTCGTTTACCTCGATCGTCATCGGGAACCCGGTCGGGTCGCCAGCACCGTTCGTCAAAACCGAATACCGCTCGCCAAACCCGTCCGACACGTTTCCGTTACCGACGACCCGAGAACCATTGAAGGTAATATGGTTCATCCGGCCTTGAGCAAAGAGACCGGCCGAGTAACCCTCAAAGTCGCCACCCTCAACGACGATAGAATTGATTATGCTATTACGCCGAGTTTCGGGGTCGGCGGGATCGATAGTTGAAAGCGGAAGATTTGCTTGGATCGTGATCAGATTGACCAAGTTCGTTGAACCGACCGCCCGCCGCGCATAGGGGTTGATGATCTTGCACGTGCCTTCGTCTTCCACGATCTGGTACGGATAGTCGCAATTATGCATCCGGATATTTTCGAAAGTGTTGTCCCGGTTGACCGCGCGCAAGCCGAAGAACGCGTAAGCGGCGTCAACCTTGACGCCGATCGGGTAATCGTAAACGTCGCCTGGATGAATGTGGCTGTCGCGGGTCCCGAGAATACGGAAGGCATAATGATAGGCAAACTGGTCGGTAGGGCGCTCGGTATCGTACCGGAACCTGTAGCGGCTTACTTCGACCTGCGCCGCACCGAATAGAGAAACAGCCGCGCCATTGGTTTTACCTTCGACGTCGTAGATTTGGCCGTTAATCGGGCGAATTACTTCTTGGTTCGGCTGTTTGTCGGGCTCGGCTTGGTGGTGAAGGACATAGAGCCCGGTGGACGTGCGGCCGAACGTCACCTCACGAACACAGAAACCGTCGATCACGTCACGCGTCGCGCCGTTTTTGTGGATGGCAATAACGGCAGGGTTGCCGGACGACCGCCCCTTGGCAATGCCGTCGAGATGCATTTTCTCGACAGTGCAACCGCTTTGCGCCACCTGAATAATGCCGAAGAACCGCTCGAACTCACCACTGTAGTCGAAGCGGGTAGCCTCGGGGCTTACCCCCGACAAAACGACGTTCGGCTTGTCTATGAGCAGCGTCGGATCAACGTTGGCTGGCATCGGCAGGCTGTGCCCTGGTAGCATCCATTTCGAGTTGCCGGGGAACAGCGCGAAAGTCGACTTGAGGAACGGCAGAACGTCGGCAGTATCCGACGTCACACCTGACCACGAATGGTGAAACTCGAAGCCCGGCACGATGCGGACCCAAGCAGCGGTTGTAGCCGGGATGCCGTTCACCTTGGCGAAGAGCGCGCTATATGGGTCGGCCGCGATCTGCGCGGAATAGTCGCCCGCACGAAGCTGCCAAGGACCGTAACGCTCACGTGGCATCAGCAATGCAAGCCGACCAATCGGAGTGTCTGCGGGGACGCCCTTCAGGACTGACAGGTCGCTGGCCTCGATCGCTAGCCGGGTATCGGTCGGCACATCGCCAATCGCCTGTTCGATCGCGTCCAGAGTGGTACCTGCATAGGCCGCAGCCTGTTGGGATACACCGGCCCAACCCTTTGAGCTTCGCTCGCCCCCTGCGGGAACTGGACCCTCGGCCCAGCCCTTGGACGCGTCTCGCGCCGCTTCCGCTGCCGCACGCGCGGTGACAGCTAACCCAGCCTGTGCGGTCGCGCGATCGGCATCAGCCTTGGTACCTGCCAAAAGCGGAATTAGCTGATCGATTGCAGCGATGCTCACTTGGATGACCTGATCGCCGAATGTCAGCGAGCCGCTTCCGGCGCCGCCCGAATAGGTCAGCGCACCGCCGTAGCTGATCGGCCTGCTTGATGGCGCGCTATCGGAACCGAAGGCCGAACTAACGACGATGAAATCTCCGAACAGGCGCGTCTGCGCATCGCCGTTCAGCGTCCACTGCATGGCATAGGCCAGCACCGAGTCTGTGCCTACTTCGCCCATGTACGGGACCTTAGCCGGGTCCGTCATCGTCGACGCATTGATACGCCCTTTGATGATGCTGGTTGGAACGCCGTTCGTCACGGTAACGCTATCAAGCTTCAGCCCCTCGGCTGAAAGCGTATTGACCGTGGCGAGCGAGATCAGCGGAGCGCCAGGCACGTCGCGGCCCAGGCGGATCTGCATTGCCATTGTAACGCCGGTCATATCGATGCCGACGACCATGAACGTGAAGCGTGCGACTTCGTTGCGCCGCGCGGAGATCGCGAGGCGTGCTGCAGTATCTGCCATGGGGGACTCCAAGGATTAGGGGTTTAGGCGCGCGATCCGCAGGGGGATCGTGAAGCTGGCGCCTATGGCGAGCAGCGGGGCAGTGAAGCCGACCGAGATAGATGTCGGGGAAACGGCGACGACGTCGTGGATGGCGTATCCAGCGATAGTAGCGGAGGGCAGGGCCATCAGGGCGTCGCCGGCGACGACGCCCCATCCGGCCGGAATGGTGATTGGAAGGCGACGGGTGCCCGCGCTGATCGCCACGGTCGCCGTCTGCCCCAGGTTGACCGTGCCGAGCAGGGCCGAAGCACTCCTCCCGTCCGACCCGTTCGATCCGTCCTTGCCATCCTTGCCGCCGGCGCCGACGAGCGAGGCTATGAACTGGGCCTTGGTCCCGCTGTATCCGAGCGACTTGGCGATGTCGTAAGCGGACTGCCCATCAATGCCGTTGGTACCGGCCTTGCCGTCGACGCCGTTCTTCCCGTCGACACCGTCCCGGCCGTTCGTGCCGTTGGTGCCATTCGTGCCGTCCTTTCCCCGCAGAGCAGGATCGGCAGAAGGGTCACTGACCAGTTGCACCTCCATCCCGTCGCTCAGGATCGATCCTCGCGACAACAAGGCCACCATCGCACCGCCACTCTCCGGCTTCAGTCGGGAGAAGACCATCCGGACCTTGCCAGCATCGCCGCGCTTCAGCTGCAGATAGATGCGCTGATAGGTCGATAGCGTGGGGTCCATGGTCACACGGCCTCCATGTTGTCGTAGCGCCCGCCACCACCGCCACCGCCATCGCCGCCTGGCGCGGTCGGCGCAGGAGGATAGGTGCCGTCGACGTTCTGCGTCGTGACGTATCGAATGAGCACGTTGTCAGACGACGCCAGAGCGTCGATCGCGGGCGAGAGGACTGCCGAATAGGTCGAGCTCGTCAGGCTCCACAGCACCACGTATTCCGTCCCGCCCGTGAGAGAAGCGACGGTTGCCGGCGGGAACGCAATCGTGCGGCCATCGTCCAAAACCGCCGAGAACGCAGCGATCGAGATGCTGTCGTCGTCACTGGTCACTGGGTAAGGGACGGTCTGGCTGACGATCCGGTGTGCGGCGCGCGACGCGGGGGCTGACACATAATCACCGGGCAAGTCCGGCCGGAAGAACGCCCCGACCGGGGGAAGGTCACCGGTGAGGGCGAACACACGCGCATGCTTGGTCGGGTCTTCAGTTCTCACGGTCAGAGTTACCGCGCCGCTGGCAGGATCAAGCGACCGCTTGATGATAATCAGCTGGACGTCAGCGAGCCCGAGTTCTTCGATTGCGCACGAGATGCAGTCCCCCGAACGATACCCAATCCATCGCAGCTTGAGCGGCAAGGTGATGGGCATGCGCTCGCGTGATAGCTCGACGTCGTACCCCGCCAGCTGCGTCGCTTGCGAGACATCATCACCGGTCTCGACTTGAACCAGTGGGTATTCGATCTCCTGCGTGCGCGTGCCGCCGTCTTCCGTCACATAGGCGCCAATGCGCGCGACGGTTCCAGAGACCTGCTCCCAGAAATGTTCCTCCGAACGATACTTCGGGATGATGCCGTTGATTCGCTCTTTGCGCGGACGCGACCGCGGTACCGACGCCTTGCCGATCAGGTCGCCTGCGCCGATGGTCGCGATCGATACCCGGGGGGCCTGAATAATGCAGGACAGGATGGCGCCGTCGCGGATCGGCTCGCCGCCGCCCGCTTGCAGTATCGCCTTCATCACCTCCCACTTGTCATCGCGCGAGGTCACTTGCCCGCCGAGCGTCCAGCCGTTGATGTCGGCGATGTTCGATGCTTCGACGAAACTGCCGATGTCGATCTGATCAGGACGGAGCCCGACGCCACCACGGCGCTTGCCATTCTGGTGCCAACCCAAGGCCCAGGTAACGCCGACGACATACGGGTTATTCGACCATTGCCATGTCGTCTCGTCGTTCGCGCGCTGTGGACCGGAGCCTCCGGGATACGTGCTATCCTCGCGAGCATCGTACGCGAGGACCCAGTGACCAACGCGGAGCATCTGCGGTTCTGTGGTGAACGTGTTCTTTCCGCTCGCATCATAGAGCATCGTCACCTGATCAGCAGCGAGGCCGGACATCTTGTGCGCGGCGGTCCATCCAGGCTTGTTGCCGACGCCGGTGTTCAGCACGCCGGATTCCGGGCAAGCGCCCAGCTGCTTAACCATCCACAGCCGCTGAGAGTATGGCGCCCCCGACGCAGAAGCGCCGCTGAAGGATACCGGCTTCCGATCGCAGTACAGCGTGTCGATGCTTGCCACCGGCCCAAGAGACAGGACGGTGTTGATCGTCTCGTACTTGTTCTTGTCGCTGTCCCCGCTGCCCTTGCGATAGGTGATGTTGCCGGCGACGCCGGTCCGGCCGAACAGGATCGGGATTGATGCGTTCGGATCTGCCGACCAGTCCGTCTGCGATCCCCCACCGCCACTAGGCTTCTTTGCGAGCAGACCAGCGCCGATGCTGGCCGCAACCGAGAAGCCCGCAGCGATCGCCGAGGCTACGGCAACCGACGTCCCCAGCGCGCCGCTCAGCAGCGTGGTCGCGGTCAACGATGCGCCGCCCGTCGGGATTGCCGCGGCAAGCGATATCGCGATCGCCGCATAGGTTGCGATCTTCGCCATCAGGTGCGCCAGGCCGCGACGGGCGTTACGGTAGGCTCCGCGATCGTCAGCAGGTCCGTTTCGCCGAGGTAGCCCATGATGCGGCCATTCCCCATGACGATCGCCAGCGCACCGAACGTGTCGTCATCGCTCGGCATCTCGACGATGTCGCCGAGGATCGCACGCGACGCCGGGATCGGCTGCACCAAGTCGTCCATCATCTGCGCCAGGGTGGCCCAGCCCTTGGAATGCAGCGCACGCTTCGCTGTCAGCGCACTGCGGAACGCTTTCACCGGGGGAGGCTTATGTCCCATCCCGACCAGCTGCTTGCGCACGAGGTGCACGCAGGTCGCGCCAGAGCGCCAGTCGAAGGGCTTCGACGCGAAGTGGTCGAGGGTGGCCTGCGTCGTATCGCGGCGCTTAAGAAGATCGGTCACCCGGTCTGCACCGCGCTCTGATGGTTCATACCCCAGTAGACCGGCTCGGTTACACCGGTGACGAAGTCCAGCCCGAGCTCACCGGGCCAGTATTCCTTATGGGAGGTGGGCGATAGCGTCATACCTTC